CTATCCAGATTGGTTTGGACTTCCTTAGCGATTCGCCGATCAACTTCGGTCAGATCGTTACCAACCAATACGGCAACGCTTTGCTCCATGACTTGGACGACGTAATTGCCACGGGTAACGGAACTACCCAGCCGGAAGGTGTGATGAACAAGGCCACGGCGACCTCGGTTGCCTGGGGTGGAACAACTTCTATTGGCAATTACGAATCTCTGTTGTTCGGTGTTGCCAAGGAAGAGATTGCACCCAATATGGTTTCTTCCGCTGTATTCTGCGGAACCTACACCAGTTATCAACGTGCGAAGGCTATCCCTGTTGGGGCCACTGATGCACGTCGGCTATTTGGTGAAGGCGGTATGGGAACCGGCGGCTATCGCAATTACACGTTGATGGATAGCGGGTTCAAGATCAATTCCAGTATGGCAAACACCCAGTTGTTCTACGCCGTTCTGGGTCGGTATCGAATGTATCGCCGTGAAGGTCTTACCATGAAGAGTTCTACCGAGGGTGACACACTTACTCGGGCGAATGAGTTGCTCATGGTGGCGATGGCCCGATACGGTGGACAATTGGAGCGTGGTGCTTGTGCTGCAATTACCACGACTGCTCCTGCGTGAGCCGGAGGGTGAGGCTTTGCCCCTGTGGCCGTGGTGTGGATTCCCCGTTCTCGTCCACACCACGGCCTGCTTTTAACACTTTAATGAGAGCGGACCTTTGATAGAAAGAGAACATAGTATTATGGCTACTGCTACAATGGAAAGAACGGAACGGGAACGGGTTACTGCACGAGAGGTGGCGATACAACCTTTTGAGGTTGTAGTAGATCACCCGCGAAACTGTGATGTACTCATGCAATCTATTCCGAATTGCAGATTACGTAGTGCGGTGAGTGCTTCCAAACCTGTTATCGACGTGAAGACGGGGGAACCAAGGATTCCTACGGATCAAGCAAAGCATCTTGGCCAGATACCTCCCATCCCCGGTATGCACCTTCGCGTCGATCCGGCTAACCTGACTTATGAAATCACCGATCCTCTGTATGAAGATGAGGATACTTGTGAGCGTTTGCGGCAAGCGATTAACCACTCGGATATTAACCAGCGAATTTCTGGAAAGCTCCGAGGCGTTAAGCCGCAAGGTGGAACGCTTGACATGCACCGTATGAAAACTTTGTGTCGGGAAGTCGTATGGCTTCTCGATGCAGGTGATGTCAAGGTTGTTACCGGGAAGCGGATTACCTTGGAAGATACGGATGCACTTCCGGGTAATTACTTGATGAATCCAGGCTCTAGGGTTCAGAACGGGCAACCCATTTTTGAGAAAGATTTTTCCCGGTGGTATGAACGCCTGACGGCTCAGGGAGGTTGATTTAATGTCTACTAGGGCACCATCCGCAGCGGTGTTAGCGGCCAGGGGCCGACGGTCAGGCTCTGCCGCTGCGGGTGCTGTCCGGTGGGAATGGTTTACTAAGAACGTGGTGAACAAGGTAAACCTGACAATGAATGATCGTGTGAAGATTGCAACAGAATTACTACGCTCAAAGATAACACGAAACTTGAGTACGGCGGTAACGGTTGGTGTTGGTCCTAAAGGAGGACGTGTAGTTACGAATCGGAGTAAGCCTGGTGAATATCCCCATGCGGAAACTGCTACTTTGCTACGTGGAATTTTTAGCGTTGTACAACAAAACATAGATGGGTCTAGTGAGGGATTTGTTGGCACACCCCACGATTATGGCTTGATTCTTGAAACAAAAATGAACCGGAGCTTCCTTGTAAGAACGTTACAAGAGGAAGCAAATAATTTAGGGCTTGTACTTACTTCGCCCATGAAAGAATAGCCATGTCCGTAGGCTCGGCAGATATTTGGAAAGCACTTAATACAGCATGGGATGATTCTACGCTTGATAGTTTATTCCGTGCCATAAAGTCACCAACAGCGGACCACGTTGTATTACACGACCAATATGCATCGCCCGATCAGGAGTATCCATATTGTGTTGTGGATCAAGTATCTACGCGAACGGTTAGCAGAATGTCAGGCGGTGAAGCTAGCCTAAGAGAAATACGTGATACGTCAATAGCGTTCAAGGTATATGCTGAAGAGGTTTCAAGCGATTCAAGATCAGCAAAGCAGATAGCAGCCTACCTTGCGGAAGAGATTATGAAAGTATTTGGGGGCCATCCTACGGTAACGGCTACGCATAGCATGACGCTCGATAACGGGAACATGCTGATAACCGAATACCAAACAGACTATGGCGTCAAGACAAACGATGACGAATTTTGCTGGGTTGTATCCTATATTTTTCGCACGGATATTCCAGTAGCAATATAAGAGGTATTGATTATGGCAACCCGATCACTTTCCGGTATCAAGCTGAATCTAAAATTGACTGCTTCCGTGGTCAATACGCTTACCGATAATTCTTCGGTAAGTGCCAATCAGCCATTGTTTACGTATGCTCCAACAATCGCCGATGGCATTGACGCAAACCAGGCCAATCGTGGATGGCATTCACAGAGCCGTACTTTGGCTTCCGGGGCACAAGAGATTTTAGACCTACATTCCCTTCCTGATATTGGTGCTGGTTCCGGTAACGATGCTCTCGGACAAGCATTATTGTTTGAGGAATTGGTTGCTCTTGTAATAGTCAATGAGAATGCCGTGGGAGTTGCTGGGCAGTTGGAAATCATGCCTTCCAATAGTGAAGGTTTTGATCCAGTAGGTTCCCATACAGTGGCGAATGGCGGGGCCTTGTATGGACAAGGCGTATTGATGAAGATTCAATTGGCAGCCAACGGCTTTGACGTGCAAGATCAAAAACACAGAATTACATTTAGGGCTATTGGCGGGTCGGTATCGTATTCTGTTTATTTGATGGGACGGCATGATGATGAAGAATCAAGCTCAAGTTCTAGCAGTCTAAGCAGTTTGAGCAGCTCCAGCTTGAGTTCTGTCAGTAGCTTGTCAAGCAGTTCACCAAGTGCTAGTTCCTTGAGTTCTATCAGTACAAGCAGCTCCAGTATTTCTACAAGCTCAATTAGCACAAGCAGTTCTAGCATTTCTACAAGTAGCTCTAGTGAAAGCGTTTCTAGTAGTTCTAGCAGTAGCTTGTCGAGCAGTTCTAGCAGTAGCTTATCGAGTAACAGCAGTCAGAGTACAAGTAGCTCTAGCCAATCGCCTAGCGAAAGCAGTTCGTCTCTAAGTAGCAGTTGAGTTCCCAAACAATAAAACAGATATTCTTTTTAGGAGATAAAACATGAGTTCAGAAAACACTCTCACCGGGCGTAATGGAAAATTCTCGGTAGACACTTCCTTGGTTGCCCGAACCACGCAATGGGCTGTGAACCCTAAGCTAGCAAATACGAGTGAATGGGGTGACAGCGATAGCGGCGGATACACCAACCGTGCTGCTGGCCGTAAAGATGCCACGTTCACGGCCGAAGGAAAGTACGATAGTTCCGATGAGGTATTTGATCTATTCCAGCCGGAAGACGTTGTGATTGCCGTCCTATGGATGAATGCTTCCAACTTGTATTGGGACTTCCCCCGAGCATTGTGCAATGACTTCAACTTGACAGTTAATGTTGACACAGAGGAGGTTATCGGGCATACAAGTTCCTGGGGCGCGGACGGAATTTTCTACCATCCCGGCCAATCCGGCGCAACCGCTAGAACACTTCCGACATAGCTTATTGCTTATTACTATGCTTATTACAGATCAAATCCGTAACTCTGTAGATAGACTTGAAAAAGTCGTCAACCTGCTCGTTGAAAAATTCAATGAAAATCACGATGAACAAGGTAGGTTTGCGGAAGGAGGTTCCGGTGGTGGTTCTAGTGAGAGTGGTAGTAATAACTCAAGTGCAGAAGGTGGTGAGGCAAAACCACCTACCAAGCCCTTTCACATTCCACAAACACAAAAAAATGATGCGTTGGCCCTTGGGTACATTCAAACGTATAATGAATCTTCCGCTTCTACTCAAAAGAAGATGGAAAAGCAGAAGAACCACAAAGTATTGTTTGAGTATGCCGATCATTATGGATTGATGGAGGGTGGCGCAAAAGCATACAAATCATGGGTGGATGGTTTGGATGATGATGCAAAAAATGCAATAAAAGATTATGTTGATGGAAAGTACACTGACATCAGAAATTGTCAGGCTACAAAGAGATGTACTCCGGCTATTAAAGAGGCAATCAATGCGATGGACAAAGTTTTTAAGAAGGCACCAAAGCATGGAGGATTGGTCCATAGGGGTATGTCCTTTGAGAGTATTGGAGCTATGAATAAATTTATTGCTAGTATACAAACCAAAAAAGGTCTAAAAGTTGAAGCATACACCTCCACATCTACTTCTGCTTCCGTATCAGAGCGGTTTACTACGGGTGGTCATTCCGTATTTATGAACATACACATCAAGAGCGGGCGGGCTGTTCCATTTAATTCGGGTGAAAAAGAGGTTCTGTTGATGAAAAATACAAAATTGAAATTGAAAAGCGTATACATGGGTAAACTACCAAATACTAATCAAGATACAGTTTTTATGGATTTTGAGGAGTAATTTTATGCCGTCTCCACATCCAATAAAAGAAAGAATCATTGACACTGACGCTGAATCGGTGGCGGTTAGCTTCGGCGAGTTTATAGCAGATAAAATGGAAATTGAAATGGTGATGTCTGAATTAAAAAAAGTTGGGTATTTGGGTGACAAGCCTCTGTCGATGGGTGGAGAACTTTCTGGGAATTATCTTGCCCCCGAGTTGGAGCCATAAATAGTAAATTTATCATGTCTAAAAAAATAGACCCGGCAGAAGTCTTTCCAGTAAACAGGGTAGAGCACCATGCACTAGCATCGTGCCCATGCCCTGATTGTTCCGCAGAGCGTGACCGACGATCCAAACAGGCTACTCTTTCTCCCCACGTCTACAGCTTCCCCGTTCCCACCGCAGCACTTTTCGGTTTCCTTACCCATCGCAGCCCTGAAGGATCGTTGGCCCGTAGCTTGATGAAGAAGAAACAGGATTAGTTTTGGTTTGTATAGCCATAGCTTCGCGTATAATCGCGTTCTAGGGCTTTGGGCGTAAGAATATGGGTATTTCTGCCGTAGGGCCTTAGAACGAATCCTACGGCGTTTCACAGTTTTTCATAAGGAGAGAACTAAAGTGGACGCTGTTGCAAGAGCGGTCGGTGCAGGGAGCATAACCATAGAGATTGCCGGAAAGCAATGTACGGTTAGACCCCTTGGTATTCGAGAGCTAACGGAAGTAGAGCGGGATTGCCTGGGTAGGTACAAGCGGCAATACCTGGAATCAGTTGTTGCCAATCTGGACCTTCTCCCCACGGCTACACGCGATCGGCTAATGGAGCAAAAGTATGAAGCGGCAAACCGGTGGGACATTAACGATCTTCCGACGAAGTATGCCCACGATCCTAAGCGTGTGAAAATCACGGGTAGTCTAAAAACTTGGCTGCAAGAAAATCTTAGCGTTGCTACCGATGCCGACGATCAGCAGATTCAGCGTATGGCAGCCGTAGCCTTGGATCAGGAATTGCTTAGCGATGAAGAATATCGAAAGCTATCCGATGGCAATGCACCGCCTAAGCTAAAAGTACCCTATGTCAATTGGTGGATTACAGGATGCTTTGACGGAATGATTACTTTCGTATGGGTATGCTTCAAGCACAACGGCATTACACGTGACCAAGTAGTTGAAGAGCTTGGCTCGAATATGAACTTGCTTGTGGAAGTATCCCGTGAAATT